AAGCAGCCGATTATTGCTATCCGTCCACACTTTTAATTTCATAATTGCCTCCTAGTTAAAAAATGTATCCCCCGTTGGATAGTCATCTAAGGTTAGGTAAGAAACAGATCCTCCCCAACTACCAAAGTCATGAGTAAGAGCACCATACCATCCCACAGTCCCACCACTAGGTGTACTTGAATAGATAGCTGACGAACTACTTGGATTTGAAAAGTTAGAACAGTTTGCAACAACTTTGTCTTTCAAATAAGGTGTGTAACCAGGTCTAATATCTGCGAGCCTCAAATAATTGTATTGATTAGCTATTGTGTGAAATTGAAAGTTGACGGTCACCAAGTTTCCACGTCTTGTGTAGTAAATATATGCCCAATCAATATCAATGTTGCTTAGCGCGGTTGTATTGACGTAGAAAAATGTCACGTTGTCTGCCGAAGTGAATTCAGATTGAATATATTTTTTTGTAGCTGCACTGGGGTCACTGATCAGCGTTTGCAACTGAAGTGCACCACGTTGGAGTGCAACTGACGACATGCTTCCCTTTTGATCGGGTGTCGTGATGTAGTTGAACATACCGTTTGGACTCAAAAGTGATTTGTAGTATTGACCGTTGGGATTACCATTATTGTCTTCGATGTTGCCCAGTATACTTAGATTAGCATCTTTAAGTTCAAGGTTGCCAGAACTCTTGGCGCCGTCAATCTGAACATGGCTGAATGGCGAATTAATGTCAGGCGAATTGATGGTTGATGTGTCAACCTCAATCGATTGCAGTTTTTTGATACTGAGAACTGCCTGCTGGATACTTTGGTCAATCCAAGCTGATCCATTGTAATACTGTAATGCTGTGGCATCGTTCAGCGTTGTCCCATGCCACCATAGGTCGCCTTTCTTGGGGCTTGTGGGTGTTCCCAACTGAATGTACGTGTATGGCACATCATTGCTTCCGGGAACACCTTGCGGTCCCTGTGGTCCTTGTGGCCCTTGAGGGCCTTGAGGACCAGTATCACCTTTTGGCCCCACGTCACCGTCTTCGCCTTTGAATAGCGCCCAATTGTAATCAGCCGGATTGGTGCTATCGGCCTGCGTGAAATCGCTGTACGTACCAATATACTTTTTGCCATCACCTCCGGATACCGTGAACCCGCTTTGACCACTTACATCATCTGCCCAAGCGGTGTGGAAATAGCTTGTACGGCCATCTGCACCCTTATCACCCGGAACACCGTCAACACCATCTTTGCCCTGAATAAGCGCCCAATGGCCAGCGTAATCAGCTGGATTGTCACTTGGAACGGATGTCTCATTTGACCAAACGATTGCCATATACTTCTTGCCAGTTGGGAAGGCACTCATATTTGTTCCTTGATCATCATCGGCATAGCGGAGCCAAGGATAGTATTGAACGGTTTTTGAGATATTCGACATCTGGTTGGCAAGCTCACTGAGGCGTTCGTCAAAGCTGACGGTCTCGTGCGCAAACTCACCCAAAGTCAGTTTTACAGAATGGTTAGCGCGACTGCGCTCAATGCTCAATACCTTGGCAGACAAGAATAGTTGCTGGTTTTCATCGGCAATGTGGACGGTTTGATTAAGCGGTACGTATGGCGAATTAACCAAATCAATGTCGTACGTTTCGTTTGGGTGGTTATACTTTTTCAAGTCTGCCAAAGCCGCTTGCAAAAGTTCCGCCTGCGATTTTGAATCAAACGTTTTAACCCGATTCCAGTCAGACTGTGTTGGGTTAGGGTTGCTGTTGCTTAACAATCTTGAATATTTCTGCACAGCAATGGTATCGTGCAAGAACCCGTACTGATCAAGCACAAACTGTCCCGTTGGATCAGTCCATTTGTAGCCGATCAAGTTGATTGGATCCTGATTAGTTGATCCATCCGTGCTTTCTGGCACCGCTCCATAAGCCTTAATCGATGTTTCCATGTCATAGGTATCGAGGTGCGTGACGATATTGTTGATGTCCTTATTCATTTCAAAGGAAATCAAGCTGTCACCGGCCGTTTCATGCCGAATGTTAATGACACGCTTAACCAAGTTGGTTCCAACAAACTCAAAGCCAAAACTAAGCACAGCGTCAAAATCTTTTGCCACGGCAATAATGCGAGCCAACGATGATTCTTCACTAGTCCACTCGAGTGTTCGAACATTGTCAGGAAATTCGTTGATGCCAATCTCCCAGCCAGAATCATTTGTAAACATGAGGATGTATTCAGCAATCGTATATGGCTTGTCGGCCTTGAAGGCGCCAACGGTTTCGTTAATTAAATCATTACCAGCATCGCTGGCAACAATTGAGTGAATGTGGCCTAGTGAATCATGGTCAACCGATTCAATCACCATTTGGTGAGCATTGCCTTCTTCATCTTGATACATGATGAAGTTGGTTGCTTTAGCCATCTCATTGACTGCTTGTTCCTGATCAGTCGTGAAGTGAATATCAAGAGAAAGCTCGACCGCAGGACGATTATCAACACTTTGTGTTTCGATATCGTTGTCAATTCGCCATTCGCCTTTGCCATCGGTCGACCCAACACCCAAAATGTTTGATTTTCGATCTGCAAAGTAATACTTCATTTATAGCCAGGCCTCCCTTATCTCGACTTCACATGCAAATGGTTGTGCCCAGCTCGAGGGCGTGATAGCAATCTTAGTATCACCGGGTGGCAGTTTGAATTGCTCCCATTGATTACCGAGCGTGTGCATGGTTGGGTCAAGAGAACCATTCAAGTACGTCTTAGCGTTAGCCACATCAATCTTGAGAACATCACCATTGCTAAAACGATTCTTGATATTCGTATACCAGCTAACGTTCTGCCATTTGACGGTGGACGCAATCAGATACATAGTCGACTCTCCCCATGTCTTGTCACGCATGAACCACGTTGAGAATTGCTTGGTCTCAACATCGGCAGCGTCCGCAAAAGTGAATTGACGGGTAATAGTCGTCTCTCGTCCTTGATTGCCAACCCATGGGGACACTCGGAAAACAACTGAATTACCAAATTTCTGTAATTCCAACTGAATGAACTTGTCATTAGTGAAAATGCTGCGATCCAACTGTTCATTGACGACTAGCTGACCTTTGTAGTAGCACATCCACCAAATCTGATCAGACAATGCGCTATTATCCTTCAGTATCATCTGAAAGATTGGCTTACCGTCACTTTCTAACGTTGTTTCGAGTGCACCTACCTGTGCTACACCAGTTTGAAAGCGCGTCATGACATCCCAAGTCAGATTGCCCTTAAAGTCTCCATTATGCGTCTGGACGAGATCGTGTTTGATTGAAGGCCCATTCCAATACAAATGAGTACCAGTAATACTGGGCCAATTAGGCTCAACCTTCCAGCCATCGTAGCTGTCCTGCGTCCAAATCGCATTGCCAATCTGTTCATTAGGCATACTAGGATCACCACCCCAATAGGGATTGTTTGTGGCGGCTTGATTATCCATATGTGAGCCTTGCACGGCTGCCAAATTCAAGGCCACTTCGCTTTCTTCACTTGTATAGCCATCAATTTCTTCAGGGTTACCAAATTGAAGTACGCCACCCTGACTATTGGCAAATCCTAGAAATCCATTATCAGCATGCATAGTTGCAGTAATAACTGGCTCAACAGGATAAGTGCCACCATTGTGTACCGTGATGGTGTCAGCATAGTATTCAGGATCAGCTGGGTTAGGCGACCATGGAGACACAGTTGATCCTAATTCAACCTTAAGAAGCTTTATTTGAATCGTCGAGCTCGGGCAAAAAGCATTTATAGAAAATATTGGACTGCCGTCATCAAGATGAGCAGCGTTGATAACCCTCGTGAAGCTTAACTGGACATAATCATCAGAATCAACTTGTTGGGCTTGATTATCTTCTTCCCAATCAGAGCCATTAAAATATCCTGAAGAAACGCTGCCTTGTCCTTGAACATAAACTGATATGGTGACTGTCATTCCTGATGTAATCCAGCTTGATTCGCTTTGACTAACAGTGTGCTGAATAACAGACTTGCTCGTATTGGCGGATGTGATAATGCCGTCTTGATTTGTTATGGTGCCATCAGGAGTCCATATGCTAGGATTCCAATCGTTGCTATTTTTCCAACCAAAGCCAGTATTGTGTAGCTGATTTACTGGATAATTCTTGTATGGCATGTTGTCAGCCGTCTGCGTGGCTACCGAGTGCGCAATGCCATCGGGAACAGTGAACGTTATGGTCAGCGTGTTGTGAAGATAGGCCTCATCCAACGTGATCTGTCCAGTTGAAATGGCATTGTAATAAATATCTGGCTCATCAGCAAATATAAGCTTGGTAGGTGTCGAGGTGGTTAATGCATCAGCTAGCAATCTTCGCTTTTCATTAACGTTAGTTCTAACAATGGCCGTTACAACAATCGTGCCTTCATCAGCTCGAATGTAAGAGAGCATTTTACCATCAGACTTACCAACTTGATCAAGTTGTGGTACACGATTTTGCCCGACATTTCTAGTGACAAGTAAAATGCCATCAAGCCATTTAGAAATATTGGTATCTCCAAAAGTAATCGCTAAAGTCATTGTAGATATGGCACTCCTTTCCTGTACATTTGAATACGGCCATTTCGTTCAATTTTGATGCGTAACGGCTCAGCCATTTCATTAACCATGCTCTTGCCATTCAGCGACACATCGGTTTGAACATTAATTACTTTTGGCTGTGCTGTTCCGGTGCTAAAGTTGTTGATTGCGTTTTGAACGTCAGGCACTGAATTAATTGCCTGAATCTGCGATGATTTGAATCCTTGTAATGCTTTGGCAAAGATACTAGAAGAACTAGTCTTGGCACGTTCAGCTATCGCTGCCATGAGCAACTGATCAGCGTTATCTTTTGTAACATTGACAACATACTCAGTACCGTCCTCACCGACCACAGCCGATGTAGCTTTGTCAAATCTTCCGCCGTAGGCTAAACGCCGACTGCCCTGAGGACCAGAGTGCAACCAATCAGTCTTTGCATGACCCCAAATGACAGTGTTACCAATACTATTTTGCCAATCTGAGTTATTGAAAAAGGCCAGCAACTGGTCATAAGGATTCATGATATTAGTATGCCCAGGCATCGCATAATGCATAAAGGTACCAGGAGTATATTGCAAGATGCCTCGTGCTTCGTTGCCGCCTGAGTTAATATCGTGTATTTGTTGAACAATATTACGACCACCACTTTCAGACTGAATAGTAGCCTGAAGCATGCGGATAAAGCTGTCTGATGGGCTCAATCCCATCTCTTTGGCTGCTTTCCGAATCAATTCTGGGTTATAGTTTCCACCAGATGTCTCATCTTCTTTGGCTTTCTGGAATAGAGACGTAAATACGTTTGAAAATCCGTCCTTAATTCCTTTAAGAGTCCCGCCACCAAAATCAGACCGCATTGACGACCATTTTTGACCATCATTGCTTGCAAGTTTCTTAATACCAGTCTTGTCTTCAATCCAACTCCAAGCGCCAGATACGCCCTTATCAATGAAATTCATAGCACTACCGAACGCATGCGCAATCTCTGAACCAACTCCAGAAGCGATTTTCTTAGCACCATCAAATAAATCAGAGATAGTACCAAAAATACCGGTAGCGTGGTGGGGTAATGCATTAGTCATCTTCAAGAATTCTTCTGATTGGTTGTGAGGCAAGATGCTTGTGCCGGCTGGTAAGAAAGTGGTTTCCATGCCATGGACGCCTAGTGGAAAAATACCAAGGCTAGGATGATGAGCCAGCTCAAATCCTTCTTCACCAACAACGGCAAGTTGATCTTCCCGTGTGCCACCAGTACCAATGGCATAACGATTCCAGTGACCAGAAGGCTTTTTGCCCCAAAGTTTTCCTACCCAATTCCATGCATCAATCAAGTGATTCCAAACACCGGCAACGCCATCCAAGAATCGATCCCAAATGCTCTTAACATCACCTGTTTCAGTGTTTACCGCACTCTTGTGTTCTCCAGCTTGTTTTGTGGCTTCGGAAACGACTTCATTGTGTTGCTTTCTGGCATGGCTGACAGTGCCGTCACGTTGCTTCTTAGCAGCACTGATTGTATCGTCACGCTGATTCTTGGCATCTCCGACAATTTTTTCATACTGAGACTTTGAGATAGAGTGATTGACATAATATTCTGTTTCAGCGGCAGAAGTCGTTGCCTTGTATTTCTTGTTAGCAGCGTCCTTTGCTTCGTTGTAAGTTTTGTTAGCGGCAGTGACGACAGCATTAGTCTGCTTTGCCGAAGTAGAGATGACTTCCTTTAGTTCTTTCTGGCCCATCTTGTGCTTGTCTTCTGACAGTTTCTGTAAAAGGTCCTTTTCCTTGCCCGCACTGACTTTTAAGCTTTGATAGGTGTTGGCATCCGCTTGCGACTGTAAAGTCTTCATGGTCTTAAGATGGCTATTTTGAAGCTTTTGAAGATCTTTATCTTCTTGGTCTTTGAGTTTCTTTTTCTCTGCCGCAACTTTACGCGCAGTGGTGGCATCAAAACCAGCAAGCTCTTCCTTAGTGGCACCTGCTTTAACAAGCTTCTCGCGTTGAGCTGCACGATCTTTCAAAATCTTGTTGACCGCATCGGTACTCTTCTTTTCGTACTTGCTCTCGGTATCATTACGATCCTTGAAGTACTTTTCGCTTTCCTTCTGCATGTCAGCATATGATTTCTTCATTTGTGCGGCCTTAGAGGCATCGTTCTTCTTCTCTTTAGCAAGAGCTTCATCAGCTTGTTTTTGAGTAATAGAACCGTTTTTGACCAGCAAGTCCAAGTCTTTTTTTGACTTGCTTTCCTTGTTTTTATAGTATTTGTCAACGTTTTTGGACATGTGAGCATATGCTTTGGTCATATCAGCTTCGATTTTGCCAGCCTGTTTACCAGTGGCACTGCCAAGCATGATGGTGTCGCCCATGATCTTATCCATGTCACCTTGATAGGACTTTACAAATGACTTAATGCCACCATGTAACTTTTCGGTTGCTTTTGTCATACCGTTGCTAAGTTTCGGATGGAAAGTGGATTCAACGCCTTTTTGAACCTCTTTGCCAATCTTCTTACCAACACTAGAACCAGCCACACTTCCAGCGGCAGCTCCTAAACCAGCACCAATAGCAGTACCTATAGGGCCTGCAAATGTACCGACAGCGGCTCCTGCGGCAGCGCCACCAGCCCAAGTGCCGAGAGCACCACCGGTAGCACTACCGACATTTCCACCGATAGTTTTCTTGGTAGACCCTACCAACTCTCCTAATGAGGAGAGAATACTAATGGCGGTGCCAATTCCAGCTAATCCCTTGGCTGCTCCAGCAGCTTTTGAAAATTTGGACGTGAAATTGGATGCGCCGCTTAAATCTCCAAGCGCGTCCTCTCCAACTTTGGCAGTGCCACCAGAGAAAATACGGCTGAATAAACCGCCTCGTTTGCTAGAATTAATAGCCACGTTTTCGGCATCTTCGACTGCAGCGCCGGTTGCTCCCTTTTTCCCCAAGTTCGGGAGGCTGAGGCCGCCACCGGAACCGTCACCAAATAGTTGTGTAACAGCTTTCAGTTCAAGAATAGCCTTACGCGCTTCGTTTACTGACTTAATCCAACCGGTAATTTTTTTGGTGGCAAAGAATAGAAGCCAAACTTTAGTTAAATTCTCGATTTCAGTTTTATGAGCAACAATGTTTTTCAAAATTTCATCAATTTTATTTAGAGGATCCTTAGCCTTATTGCTTTTATCATCCACTAGCCCAAAAGCCTTGGCAATATCAGTAACAACATCGTAAGCGGTATGCCAGATGGTGCCACCAATAATTTGTCCAATCTTATATAAGCTGCCAAAAATATCAACGATGTCGTTCTTGTGCGCGTTGATATAGCCCAAAAGTTTGATTGCGCCGCTTAATGCAAAAGATAGTGCAGATGATATTCCTGAAGCATATTGCTTGATCATGTCATCAGAAAGCAAGCCTTTAATATCATTCATTGAGGATTTAGTCATCGTGAACGCGGAACTCGTGATATCGCCCATTAAAGTCGAAAACTTAGAGTGAATGAACATACCCATGCCCATGAATGAAGTCATAGCTTCCTGTGTGCCACTGGCATACTTCTTGCCCAAATAATCAAGCGTTTCGGTAAACTGCTCCGCCGAAAGCTTGCCTTTGGCACTCATGTCATACAGCTGTGCCATGCTTTTTCCTGTTGCTTTTTGTAGAGCTTCACCAAACATAGGGAAACGGTTGATCATAACGGCCATGTCTTCAGAAGATGCCTTCCCACCGGCAACAATCTTTGCAAATTGTTCACCAGACTCGGCAAGTGCATCATTCGTCATGTGCAGAGTTGAACCCAATACGACAAATGAATCCGTCCACCGCTTGGTTTCATCAACATTAGAATGAACGTGATAAAAGCTTTGAGCCATTTCATTAATCGTGCCTGTGGAGTAAATCGTAGACTGGCCCAGTTTGTTAATATAATCAATCAACTGTTGACCATCTTGAGGTGCCTCTGTCGTCAGGGACTTCCAAACCGTCCTCATGGTGTCTTGTTCCTTGTTGTACTCCATACCAGCTTGATAAGCTTCTTTCAAGCCTGATGTGAGAGCGCCAATTCCAGAACTAATGAGGTTAGCTGCTAAAGATCCGGCAATGATTTCCTTAAGATGGCTGAATCCTTTGCCAGTGGTTTCAACCTGTTCATCGACATGTTTTAGTGGTGCTGAGGCCTCATCTTTTGCTTTAACTACAGTTTCAGTGCTTTTGGGAATATCCTGTTGTTTCTTCTCAATCTTCTCAAGGGGAACGGTAGCTTCATCTTTGACCTTGATTTCACTCTGAACTTCTTTAGGCAACGATTTAATCAATTTCTCAAAATCAATAGCTTTGCCATCTTCTACCTTGGTCAGCAATTCAACACGCTGTTCTTTAGGAAGTTTTTTCAAAATAGCACTAAAGTTTTTGATGCCGGCATCTTTTGCTTCAGCTATGAGTTCAGTCTTGACCTCTTTTGGAAAACTAGCCAGAGTCCGCTTAGCCTTATGTGTGTTCTCTGTGATGGCATTATCCATCTTGTCGCCAGCTTGGCTACCAAAGTCCTTTAGGATTTTGTCTGCTTGTTCGGTATCACTAATGAGTTGATCCTTGCCCTTCAGAGCAACTTCAATCGAGATCGTTCCATCTGCTGCCATTGCGTGTTCCCCCCTTCATTATTTGTTTGCGCTGGACGCCCATGCAGCAAAGAAATCAGCCGCTTCAGCGGAGTGCTTTGCATTACGGTACTTATCCAAGACGTAGTAATTCTGTAAATCAACCAAGTTAATCAAATCCTTGCCTTCAAGTCCTTGACGAGACCGTTGCCGAATATCGATGATGCGCATGAAATAAGACGAACCCGGTAAGCCGTCCAACATGGCACGAAACTTGTGCCAATGTAGCTTCCCTAGTTCGTCTTCTAAGTCAATGCCATAAAATGCTCGTATGCTTGACCAAATAGCGGGCGCGTCTTGAACGTAAGAGAAAAACTCCTCTTGTGCTCCACCTGTTACTGAGGATCCTTCATCGGTTGCTGGCTGCATTTCCGAGTCATGATAGGGTTGCTGGCCGATGTACTGATTAATCCACTGAAGTGCCTTTAACCGGTCTTCTGGAGCGACCCCATTAGCATTAACAAACATATGCCAACCAATGACACCCTTTTGAGCATCGGTCTTGTCATCGCGATCAAGTAGTTCGAACCATCGCAACACATTATCAAACGCCAAATTCACACGATATTTCTTGTCTTCACACTGCCAGTACCACGCTAGCGGTTGAGTTAGGCTAATCATTGTCCTCATTCCCGTCAAATGCAGGATATTCAGCGTCTTGAGCATCTTTAATTGCCTTTTCAGAAGCACGTTTGACAAGACCAAGAACAAACATGAGACCGTCGGTGCTTTGATCTAGATCGCTGTACAGTTTATCGGCCTTTTCTTTGCCAATCGTCTGTACAAAAAAGTCCATGACGATTTCATGTTCTTTATTGAGTGCATCGCGGACAAAAGTTAGCTGATCTTCAACTGGCTTTTTGTCGATGTCATCATTTTCCTTATCATCATTAGTCAACTGCTTAGCATATGCGTTAGCCTTGACCCAAGTATCACTCAAAGCATGCTGCATTTTATCCGAGAAGCGGAACGTGTAGGTCTCACCCTTATAGGTAAAGTCCTGTTTAGTCGCTAATACGTCATCTAAATTAATTACGTTGCTCATGATTTCCTCCTAATGGCCGCCTGGGATTTACCCATACTGTTGATTTCTTTGGCGACCCTATCTTTTTAAACGGCAGTGACTGTTACGGCCGTACTTGCGGTTTTACTGCCATCGTGCGTTGTTACGGTAATGGTAGTTGAACCTTCAGAAACACCAGTTACTACGCCACTAGAGTTGATAGTAGCGACCGATGTTTTACTAGATGCATAGCTAACAGCCTTGTCAGTTGCATCTTCCGGGCTAACTGTAGCCGTTAACGCCGTGGTTGCTCCCACTTTTACGCTCACTGTTGCCGGTGTCAGAGATACCCCAGACACCGTTACGGTTTTGGGACCGCAGGGGTATAAACGGGCTTGCCGTTAAATGCCAATGTGAAGGACATTGTCTGCTTGGCACCGGGAGCGCCGCCAGAAGTAACAATGTTGCTGATAGTAACCAACCCAACAACAGTAGAACCATCAGCTTGTGTCCAACGTGCCAAAGTCTTGAGATCGTCACCAAGATCAAGCAAGTGACTTGCGATATAGTCCTGAGCTGGGTCGCCTTCCAAACGGTGGCCCGTATAAGCCAACTGGAGACGTTTGCCAGTAACATCAGTAGATCCATAACCTTCACCGTCGTAATAGACGTCATTAGCCGTTGTTTCGTTCAGCGTTGGCGTAAAGTTATTAATGCCGGCTGCCAATGGCGCAAAGGCTGCATTGGTGATATCTGACGGGTCTTTACCGCCTTTAGTGTCAATCTCAAACTTGTTTTTAAAGTTCAAGTTAAAGTCTTTTGCTGCCATGAAAAATCACTCCTTGTATTTATTTGCTGTTACGTTTATCGCGATATCAATCGTGTATACAAAAAAACCACGTGAATCAGCTTGGGTGATGCTTGGTTCAGACGTGGTTTCAATTTTTTCAAAGTGGAAATCATCAGACGGAAGTTCCTTCAAGTGTTTAACAAAATCGGAGACTAGCCACATGATTGTGTTGCCCAATTGCTGATCCTTGGTACGAATAGCAACTTCATAATACAGCCGAGTTTCTTGATTGCCGGCGAAATCTTCATCAATCACCGACCCGTTTTTGGTAGGATAGATTGACAGAGATTCATCAGCAGAAAGGAATCCCATGCTAACTCTCTGTGGCATATCGGGAATTGTGTTAATTGCATCCGTCAACGTTTTCAATGCGTTCATAGGTTCAGTCCCTTCAGATAGGCATCACGAATTCGACTCATCTTTTGATCATTGTCTTCAATCATTTTGTCCCAGTGAGGGCCAGTACCATCAGTCGTGTAATGCCTGAATATGATTTTAGTGCCGTCTTTTTTTGTATAGCCACCGTTAAACTGAGCTGCCGCATAAGCACTATTAAAATCGACATTCGACCCGTCTGGTGTTGCTGTTCTGCGAAGATCTTCGTGAAGCATAGGTACAACGCCAGTATTGTAATCAGTCAGTTCTGTATCGAGCTGAGTAGCAGCGGCTGTGAGAGCTTTGTTTTGGGCTTTCGGTCCAAGTTTACTCATCAAATCAACGTCAACTGTTACTTTCACACCCATCACAGCACCTCCAATTCGTACCCCCATATTTCAGGCGTATCAGCATCTTTTAAAACGTTGACCGTAGTAATGGTGTACTTGTGGTTGTCAAATTCGGCCTGTCCCTGCAGCCAACTATCATCAAGCAACGGCATGCCTGAGTTGCCAGCACATCGAATGTAAATGACGGCTTTAGCAACAATTTGCCGATCGTTGTTGGTTCCCGAATATACCGTTCCGCGATCGATTCTAGCGTGCCCAATGACAACCGGTTCGCTGTAAATAGGCTTCTGCCAGTCATCTTTACCGGTCGCTCGGAACAACGTGACCGAATCGTTGTATGATATCAAGTCATCGATCTCATCGAACATAGTCAACACCTCGGTATAGCAACCCAGTGCCGCTAAGAGCTGCCAGCGCATCAGCACTGATAACCGAGCGCTGTTGGCCATCAACTGAGGACTGGCTATTATTCCACGACTTGGACACCGTTGTGCGTCCAATTGTCTTCGAAACACTCGTAGGCTTACTAATGGCTTGCTCTGTTGTGGTGATACCAGAATCAATCATGTAAGCAATTTGACGGATAACCGCCCGCTTAAACTTACTTGCACGAAGTGGCCATGGGTCACTGGCAAGGTCGTTGTCTTGATAAAAATCGTGTGTTTGCTCATCTAGATATTCACTGGCCAAATCTGCCAATTGATCGAAGTTCTTAGGAACATCTGCGTCAGTAATATGCATCGCCTGCATGTAATCATCTTTGTCTATATAGGCCATATCATCACCTCACAAAGCCGCCGGGATTTCCCTATTGTGCATTTCAATGGCGACTAATGTTGACTATTAAGCTGGAACTAACGCTAAAAGATCAGCCTTTGCTGTCTTTCCAGTGAAATCGATGCTGTGGGCAGTTAACCAAGCCTTGATTTCATCAACGGTCTGAGCATCAGTTGGCTTAACGCTACCATTTGGATTAAATCCGTCTGGTGCTGCTGGAGCATTAACAACAAGTGCCTTAGTGTCGTCTTTAAGCCAAACACCATAGTATTCGTCAACGTTGACCTTAGTTGTCTTGTGGTCAATATCACGCGCGGTTTCGACTTCCACGCCGCGTTTCATGTTGATGCCTAAAGCGCCCGCCTTAACGGCTAAATAAGTACCAACAGGAATCTTGCGGGAGGTAGCAAGCTGCCAACCAAAGATTTCACCGAGTACACCGCTTGTCAGAATTTGATCACCGAGTTCGGAAGCCCGAGTGTAGTCAGATGCTGCAGCCTTACGGAGCTTGTTGTAGTCCTTCAAGTTCATGTAAAGCACACCACGTACTGGTGAAGAACCTTCGGTGTTGAATTCGCTAGTGTCATCTTCAAATGCGGCTTCGATTGCATCGATCAAATCAAGATCAGGAGCTGCATGAGTCAACGTCAAACGAGCGTTCAGCAAGGCATCAACGCAATCATTATCGACCTTAGAACCAATGGCCATGGACAGCTGGTTAGCAGCTTCCGTTTTTGGATCGCCAAGCCCTACTTGAACAGCAAAGTCAGAGATTTCTACCCCTTTGCCAGCTCGCTTGATCGTCGAAGTTGTTTTGCCGTTCTGCATTTTGGAGTAGTCAATGCTATCCCCTTCAGCAAAATCAACGGCATCACCGATATACTTCCAGTGTGGAACCGTGATAGTGTCACCTGGAACACCTACAAGAGTGTTATCAACAGTTGCGAGAGGCGAAAAAGTAATTGCCTTAGGAAGCCGTGCCGCAATCATCTGGGCCATAACCTCAGGAATAATCATTGCGGACTTGTCAGTCGTTTGTGCATTTGGAAAAGCCATTTAAATCATCCTTTCTTATTCTTCGTGTGCCATGCTTGCCGCCAACTCTTCATAGGTGGCAGTGGCTGGATTCAGAGGGCCATTTGCATTTGGATTAGGGTTACCAGGCACTGTAATTGGTGGTGTGTCCTTTGGTTTCTGTGCCTCTTCAGCCTTGAACAGGAACTTGCTGCTGTCATCCGACTTGAGTGCTTCAAGCTGCTCATCTAATCCGGTAACGTTTCCTTTCTCATCCAAGCTGAGCTTGTCCTTGTCAATCAGGGCTGAGGCCGCTTTGGTATTCAATGCACCGGCTTTCACGAGAGCAAGCTCAGTCTGATAATTCAGCTTGGTTTCTTTCAGCTGCTTAGAAGCCGCATCATCCTTCGCCTTATTTTCGGCTTTGAGCTTGTCGATCTCTGCTTGGAAGTCCTTGTCATCCTTGTGAGCTGCTTTAAGCTCATTCAGCTGCTTATCGGAATCAGTAGCACGCTGCTTCAACGTGTCACGCTCAGTAGTTAGCTGGCTGACTTGACCCCTCAAGGCATTGACATCCGTTCCATGTAAGGCCATTACGCTCTTGACCTGATCATCGGTTAATCCTAATCCCTTTAATTCTTCTGTTTTCATGCTTTCTCCTTAGCCGTTGTTAAGCGGGTCGGCTCCCGCATGGATTTTGGCATAGAAATAAGCAGTTTTACGACATGCTTAGGTCGAATTAATTTACGAAAACACTTTTTCTCTTGAATAGTCCCGGGACAAGAAGTCGTGATCTTTGACGATTTGTCGCAGGGCAGCTTGATTGTTGCTGATTAGTTCCTTGTAATGCTGCTGGCCATCTGCATCACCCAACTTTTTGGCGAGGTCTGCATTAGCCTTGTACTTGCGCACTCTTCGCTCCAACTCACGTTGTTTGGCCTGTACATTACCATTACGAATGGCTTCGTTAGGATCAAATTGCGATTGGCTATTGGTGTTTGCACCGGGTACATAAGCCCATTTTTGGTGATGACAATTAATTCCGAATGTTCCACCGGGTTCACCATAGCCATGATTGAAAAGCGACTCGAACCACTCACCACTAATTTCAGATCGGAACGACTGATAGCGGGTTGTTACTGTCTTTCCTTGAATTGGTGCACATGCAGCGCGACTAGCTGGGTGGCTAGACATGACAAACGTATCAATCCCATAGTCATCAGCAGCTTGATCTCTGACTGCCTGGAAGGCTCTGCTGCTTGTGTTGGTGATTACCATTCGGGCATAGCTTTCAAGCGACCAAGCATGTGTTCCTTTATCTGTCAGCACAGTTTGAATGCCCTGATCTCGCCACTTATAGATGGTGTCGGCTAACGCTCTGGCTGGCGTTTTAAGCCCAGTAATCACTTGTGCGGTAGTTTCTTTTACAATCTGCTGATAGGTTCTCATAGCGGCATTCTGACCGTAATTGGTAGTAATGAGCGTTTGATTGACGTTGTTGTTGAGATCAAGGAAGGTCTGCTTCAAATAGCCATTAAGCAACTGATCGACGTCAGTACCCGGCGAAATATCCTTACCGGTATCCTTTGCCAAGCGGCTATATTCATCATTTGCAATCGCAATCCCGAAATCTTTGAACAAGGCCACTAGTTTGGCTTGAGCAATTCCTGTAGCTTTGCTTACTTCCTTGATTGTTGCTTCATTGACCAAATGGAGCTTATTAAGTTGCTCTGCTTGCCATTGAAGCATATGATCCTCGTCAAGTGGAAACGCTCCGTGGTTGGTTAGCCTGTCAATGAACATCTTGAACAACGTTTGTTCTAGCGATGCGTAGATATCACCAATAGAAGCCTGTGCGATTGTCAATTGATGTGGAGTCACTTTAGGCATTAGCTATCACCGTCCCCATCAAATAAACCCGACTGGCTATCTTGAGGAGCAACTGGCTCTGGGCTTTCCTTTGAAACTTCGGCAGCATACTGTTCTGCTACCTCATCTGGAACATCAAGCGCTCTAGCAATGGCAACACGCTTTGGCACGAGCCCCGCAGCATTGGCTTTGATCCAGTAATCAAGGCTTGCAGACTTGTCAGTAAATACACCATCGTCAAAATCAACAGTCACCTGGTCAATTGTCGGAATTGGCCCGCTGTATAATGCCGATCCACTAATAACCGTCCCACTAGCAAGCTCACAGATGGAAACACACAGTTCTTGCACAGCACGTTCAACCATTGTCAGATGACTGTTACGAGTCTGGTACGTCATACTGTTTTCACTAACAACTTCGGTTGCCGTTTTGTTTTGAATGTTACCGGCGGTGTCAAACGAGAACGTACCGGATGACAAGCCAACTTGCATCTCGAGCGTTTTAAGAAAGTGGTTTAAAGATGCCACGTAATCTTGCGATCTGATAGGGGTCGTTAAATCTTGGACTGTCTTATCGTCCATGCCCCCGCCTTGAACTGACAGAAAGACGTTCTGATCAGGGTCAAAAACTTGTTTGGGTTCCTTCTGGCCTTCCCGCCCGAATGTGATCTCCGTCATACTATCGGCAACTGCTACTCGTCGCTGGCCCATCTTAACTTCCCAGTTAAATTGATCATATGCATCATTCAACTGCTTGAGCGTGTTCAGCGCATTGTCGCAAACACCGATGCCTAATGGACTGGTGATATTTCGATTGTTGAATCCGGCCGGCTTCAAATAAACGAACAACGGACGCGTAAATACAGACGTATCCAGATTAACCAATGGTGGCAAGTCGGGGTACAGCATGGATAAATCTACCTTGATGCCAACGGTATCCGATGCTTCCGACCTATAAAGCTCGTTTGTAATGGTGTACTCGTTTTCGCTCCATTCATGGAACTCAAGCAATGTGTAATACACCGTTTGCTTTCCTTCAGTTTTTACAGTTCTCGTTGCAATAGCTGCATTGCTAACGTCATTCGTATTAGACCGAAGTGGGTAGAAACTAGGAGCCTGCACCCATGCCAGTTTGATTTTCTTCGTGCTGTAGTCAACGTACGGACGAATTGCAATACCGCCGAGTGCCAAGCACGACTCAAGATAGCGCTCAAAGTTCTTATTGAAGTCATTGTCTTCTAGAACTTCATGAATAAAAGTATCTGCTTCATCCGGAGCCTTATAATCGACCGTATTTCCGGACTCGTCAGTTTTCTCGGGGCGAGTTTCAATCGTAATCTTGCTTTGCTCATTGTATAAAAGTGAGGCCAACCGTCGGCAGATAACTTGCATCATGTTTAAAGTGACATAAGGCCGCTTTTTAAGGTCGCCATACGTGTTTCTGAACTCAATCTTACGAAACTTGCCTTCAAAGTAACGTTTATCTAGTGCAATACGGTCATACTCTTTTGGATCTACACTTATTTTTGGGTGATCGGTAATTTGTCCAAGACTTTGTACAACTCCCAATGCTGCGCCTCCTTTCCTGAATAGATTTTTGATTGTATTGATTAAGTTCAAAGCATCACCTTCTTAGCGTTTAAGCCCAAGAATTCGAGCGTTGTCAAGAACCATGTATTTGAATGCGTCTACTGTATGGTCGTTTTCTTTGATAACTTTGGGATCGTCTGACTCCATTGACTTCTCATCCCATTGATACTGCCGATGCTGTTCCATGAACACTTTATTGTTCGGAGTGTCCAAAACAAAAACCCGCCCTTGTGCGAGCAGGCTTTGAACGTAGTCGATCATATCGGCTTCTTTGAGCTTGTGTACTGGATGCCAAGCAACGTGGTAGTCGCTGTAATACTGGTTACGCATGGCACCTTCAGCAGAATCGATTGTCATGTTTTTGACTTTAGCACCGCGGTATTTCTTGGTTACCGAAGTCAAGAAATCGTGAATCTCCTTGGATAAGAGGCTTGGTGGCTTCTTTAAGGATTGATTGGCCGGTGAGTAGTAGTAGGTGTCAAGAACGATTACATTGCCCTTTGAAGTAACAGCGGCAACAGGCAATGCTGTAGCAGACGATATATGTCCACTATCCATTGCAAGAAATAGGTAAATCAAAGGATCATCATCTGGAAGGTGCTCAATCAGGTGGAACAAGTCCATGTTGTAGACGTTTGTACCAAGTCCGACAATCTCGCCAAGATAAAGCCAACGGTAGTAGTCATAGTCGTTGGCTTTATACTTGTCGATCAGCCTAAGCTGCTGTTCGTCAGTGAACCCAAGATCATCATCGAGATAAGTTGAAGTGTCAATGAAGAAGTCCGGGTCTCCTCTCACGCTGTCGATCCACTCATTGATCCAGTCATATGGATTCTTCGGTGGGTTATACGTGTAGAAGACCTGAACTTGATCAACCCACGGTGACTTTTGTCGAATGAAGGTTGGATTAGTTTGGTCAAACACTTCAGCAGATTTGAAGTTGGCTGCTTCTTCATACCACACAGCAATCACGTTACGAACGGTGTTAGACTTCAGCTTTTCAGGCTTGTCACCGCCATAGAAGTAGAATGTGCTACCAGTTCCACGATGCGTTATGCGCATAGGCGATACGTTGAACACAAACTCGTCTGTCATTTTGAGCATGTCAATTGCCCAACCGATTTGGCTGTATACAGTATCACGCAAGTTAACCGTGTTCTCTCGAATGACGATGATGTTTGCTTTATGGCCTTCTTGCGCTTGCCTTTTCAGCATCATGACAAGCTTCAGACTAACTGTCGATGATTTAAATGAGCCACGACCGCCGTTAAGTATCAAATATGGTGCCCTTGAATGCCAAAAAGGATAGAAATGTGGTTGCACCATCTTGCTTAACTTAATCATCTTCTGGGACGTCATCGACAATCACCGTCCTGTCTTGTGCACGTGCATCAGTAATCAATTTAGCTTTGGCTTCCATGATGTCAGCCTCAGCTTTGGACTTGCGAACATCGGCCTTAGTTTTCTCAATATCAGTAATAATCTTCGTTAGCTGAGCATTGAGCAGCTCATCATTACCAGGGTAACGTTTCAACAATTCACGTCCTGCTGCCATGCGGTCTTTGATGCTTGGCTCGTTTTCAACAGCATCTGCACCGTCTGGAGTGCTAACTATAATTGTCTCTTTTGCCTCTCCACGAAGCACTGTGGTGAAGTATTGAAGCACCTCAGCAGCCTTGGCAATCTTGTCAGACTCGATGCGTTTCATGCGTTCATCGATGGCAGCTTTAATGTTAGGTTTTGTTAGGTTTTCTGCGCCAACAAATCTAGCCGTTCTTTTGCTGTATCCTGCTTCTAGTGCCGCTCTAGTGGCATTGCTATCAGCAATATAAGAGTCAACGAACTTCTTCTGTTTTGCTGTCAGTCGCATTACATATCACCACACCTCCCACGTTTGTACGAGCTATTAGTCTTCCGTGTATTGTTTGATCTTGTCAACCTGAAAGTCGCACCATTCGTCATGTGTGCCGTCTGCTTTGTAGATTGTTACGACTGGCATTGAACGATAGCCTAGCTTGCGGAACCGCTCGTAGTCGTCCGCGTCTGCTGTGATGGTTGACACCGGCATTACTTGTGACAGCTTGAATACTGTTCGCCGACACTTTTGACAGTGCGGCTTTGTGTAGATAATTGCTTGCATGTGTTTCTCTTCTCTCGATAATCTCTCAATGATTGCTTGCTCTGTGTGGCTTACATATCCGTAACCGACTCGTTTCATTCCATTAGTTGAGCTCATAAGTACACCTCAATCGCGTGTCGTCATAAACGAACGCATACAGCAGATGCTTGCCCGTGGTGAAGCCATTCTTAATCTCATAGGGATCATTTGGCTTTGCTGTTCCAAGCTGGCGCTACATAATGCCACGATCATCTTTAAACCGCTCGCTATGATAGTGGCCTGAGTGAAGTTCGTATGTTTTTGCCATATTGAATATCTTTTTGTACTCAAATGGAAAAAGTCCTGTCAGCTTGTCCTTGGCTACATCTCCGTGGGCGAGCATAATGCCAACATGCCCTAGCAAGTATGCACAGCGCCAGTCGGTTGCCGGATTACTGTCATTGAGATCAACGTGTACTTGCGGATAGCGATCTATTAGCGCATAAAGAAAAGCGTATTCGAGATCACCTGAATGGTTACCGAACACGCTCTTGATTGAGACGCGATTGCTATATTCAATTGCCAGCGGAATAATCTGGTCAAACAGCTTCACTGCATCATGGAATGCCTGACGCATGTTTGCGTGATCTAGTTGTGTCCCTCTAACCGTTTGTGTTGCATGAATCTGATCACTATGGAACAGATCTCCCAATTGCTCGATCACAATCTCGTTGTAGCCGTCCATGATGATCTCTCTAAGTTGACTCACCATGTCTCTTAGATCGGCGAATGTTGTCCAGCCAAAATGCAGGTCAGGCAATGGGATGACTAAGTTACGATCGCCCGATTTCTTCATGCCGTAATTGACCGGAATGATTTTGTCGTTGAACGCTTCAGCCATTTCACTTATTGATAAGCCTTGTTTCGGCTTTACGCGAATATGAATGCTGTACTGCGGAACTGTGCCGTCTTCAGTACTATGCTGCTCATACACTTTGTAGTCGCCTAATACCATCTCGAACTTATCAGGATCGTATCCACACAACTCCATCAAAGTTCGTGGGTCTTTATTTGGCTCATGCTTGAGTCTCATTAAGGCCGTGACTGTTTGACTACCATCAGCATTAAGAGCCACTTTTCTGTCAGCTGGTTGGCTCTTTCTATCTGTTTTTGCTGAATCGTATTCATTCTTTAGCGGTTTTTGGAACTCGATGCCAAGCCGTTTTGCTTTACCTTGAAGCGCATCATAGCTAATCCCGAGCTTGTCTGCCGTCTCTCGTCTGGTAAAGCCTTCAGAGGCGAGCTTCCTAATGTCACTGATTTGTTCATCTGTCCACTGCATCTACTCGCCTCCGAAAATATAATGTCCGTGATCAGTTTGATGACGCTGCTCACATTCTCATGAAGAACTTCCCGAGTTCTTAAGCCCTCGGATTCGGCCCCGGGAGCTTTTTTGTTGCTTAAAAAATTTCGATGAGTTAGAATTAAATTGTTCCCAACAGATACTCATTTTCACTCCTCTGTAATACCCTATCTTTAGGCTCTCGGCCCCCAACCGAGGGCTATTTTAGTATCTTCTATAAGGAATGTGCTAATATATATGCGTGAGCAGCGGCTTTTCTCCTCCAAGTCAACCGCTGCTGCTCACACAAGTATTTCGTTTTTTCATTCTTTTGGCTCTTGGACTGGTCTCTGAGGGCTTTTTTAATCCGATTTATTGCTACATGTGTTATACTCTTTTTCGGTACCGTTGTTTCACCTCAGTAAACACCGGTAGCTAGGCCCTCAGTTAATCGCTCAGAGGGCCTTTTTGTTGCACAAAAATAGCACCTCACCGTTTGGCGGAGTGCTTAGTAGTCGACTATTATCAGTAACTATGCACGGATTGCCAGTAGTGCTCTTACTTTACTAGAGACCCTATTTGCGAGTTCGCTGTTTCCCTGATAGCCATTGTTATAAAACTCGGTGTACTCAGACGAAATGTCCGCCGGAAGATGTTCACCATAATCTTCTTTAAAGCTTTCTCTGTTGCAAACTGTAATAACTTTTTTGCCAATTGTGTGACAAATGCCGAGCTCATAAAACACATTTGGGTTCTTATAGCTCAAATCAGCTATAGCAAAAGCCGATGTGCAAATATCTTGCCAAATATTTTCTACAATATTATTGCCTCTATTAGGATCAAACATATCTTCCGATTTTATGATACTGACATCATTTCCTACTTTGTCAACAATCGCTTTCATTGCATTAAGTGGTTCTTCTCTAAAAGGTAAGATATAAAAAATCTTATTCTTATTGACAACCATATTACGCGCCTTAAATTTCGGATCAATAATCATCATGTTGTTTTTCCTTTCGAAATACTTGATTATATTGGTAGAATTATGTTCTAGGTTGGCTTTTAAATCTTTTGCATCATTTACTAGTTCTTTGAATTTTGCAAGCTTTGATTCGGTCGGTGTTACAGTAATACTTGCTAATTGCTTGGAATATTTAGATATGAGGT